TGTGGTCGGTCAGTACAGGGCGGTGAAGTCCGCCGTGACGCCGCGGATGCCGTGCTCGTCCGTCTGCGTGCCGTTGACGCGCACAACCTCCCACGCCGGCGCGCTGGACTCGAGGGCGATGCGTGCCGCCTCCAAGTCCTCAAGCGCCTGCGCGATGGTCGGCGCCCAACACCCGACCTGTAGGTTCACGACGCTGTACACGCTCGTGAAGTCGCGGACCTTTGAGTCCACGATCAGGTCGAGGATGATGCACCGGTCGGGCAGCACCGGGTTCCCGTCGCCGTCCACTGGCACGGTGTCGCGCAGGTACGTGGGCGCGATCGGCAGCAGGGCGGCGCGGGCGGCGCCTAGGACGTCACTGAGCGTCAGCGGGTCTACCTCCCTCGCTTATGGCGCGGCTGAACCGCTCTGCGGCGCGCCGCATGAAGGGCCGGGGCGCGATCGTGCGGGTGCCGAACTCCAGCAGGAACGGGTAGTACGGCTGCCCCCGGAACGCCTGCGGGTCCGGCCCGACGTGCGCGACCAGGTTATCGAGGTCGAGCAGCGTGACCTTGACGCTTTCCATGAGTCGCCCGGTGAGGCGCGCGGGCGGGTCACCCGGGGCTGACGCCGTGTGCGTCCGCTTCACACCGCGGACCGTCACGGTGTACGTGCGTCCGCGCCCGACCTTGGCCTCCTCCAGCACGCCGTACACCTCCGCGCGTAGCGCGTGGGCGCGGGCGCGGAGGACGCGGCCGGCGCGGGCGCGTATCACCTGCTCAACCTTCGGGTTCACGGGTCGCCTCCAACTCCACCAGCACGCCGCGCGGCGTGTCGGTGACTGTGAGGACGCGGTACCGGATGCCCCCAGGGCCGCGCAGGCGGGCCGTGACCGGGTCGAGATCGGTCCCGGCGGGCGCGAGCGCTACGTGCGTCGCCGTTAAGCCTCGTAGCGCCGCCTGCGTCCTCACGGCGGCCCCGGCGGGTGCCAGGGTCGCGTCCACGGTGCCGGCCGGCTCCCACGACTGGACCGTCTCGCCCAGGCGGTTCTCGGTCAGCGTGGCGCGTTCCACGGCGAGGCGGACGCGTGGCCCTACCACAGCGCCGGCACCACCCGGGACCGGACGGGGCGGGGCGGCGTGCCGCCCGCCTCCGCGATCATCGCGTCTATGACCCTGCCGTTGCGGATGATCGCCGCGGCCACCTCACGCGCGTTCGGCAGGGTGCCGGTCAGCCCGGCCATGCCGAAGGACGCGACCCTGCGGGGGTCGTTCTCGACGAGCGCGGCGGCGGCGACGTGCGGGGCGTACAGGCGGGTGCCGTCGGGCGCGGTGGCGGAATGCAGGGCGAGCGCCCCGAGGATCTCCTCGTCCTCATAGCTGCCCTCCGGGTACACGCCCGCGTCGTTCGGCACGTCACGCAGCGTGGCGCGAACCCATGCCAGCGCCCACGCCTCGTTCCGCACGTCCGCGTTCGGCAGGATGCTCGGGTCATAGGTCCGCGCCACGGGTCACTCCCCCTTCTGCTCGCCGTCGTCGTCGGCCGGGGGCTGGTCCCCCTTGCCGGCGCCCTTGCCTCCGCCCCCCTCGACGCGGAACGCGCCGGGGCGGGCGCGGAACCAGGCGAGCGCCTTGCGGTCGCTCGTCTCCCCCACGCCCACGTGCACGCCGTCCACGACCTCCTCGTGGAACTTGACGCCGGCGAACTCACCGGCGGTGTAGGTCAGGCAGACAACCCGCGCCACGGTCAGGCCGTCGCGAGGTCGGTGATCTTGCCGTGCAGCCACTCAGGGCCGTGGTCCAGGCCGAGCTCCCCGTAAATCTGGTACCTCTCCGCGGCGCCCGTCCTGGCGAGCGGTTCGCGGAACAGCAGCCCCTTGCCGGGGATCTCCATGCCCACCACGCCGATCGCGTCGAAGTTGGCGATGACGATCTGGTCCTGCGGCATGTCGTGCTCCAGCACGAAGTTCACGACGCCGAACGCCGTGTACGCCGTGCGGACGCGGACACCGCCAACGAAGCGGTCGCTGTCAACCTTGGTCTTGTCCGCGGCGAACAGGGCGTTGAGCTTGCGAAGCTGCGCCGTGTTCGCCAGCGCGATCACGTTCTCACCGTCCACGATCGCGCCCGCGGCGACCATCTTCTCCATGAGGTCCTCGATCAGGTCGAGCGTGAGGTCGCGGGGGGTGCCGCCGTTATCCTCCACGTTCGACGTGATCGCGGACAGGAGCCCGCGGGTGCGGCGGGTCTGCGTGTTGTCCGCCGGCTTGCGGTACTGCTGGTTCAGGAAGGCCCAGTTGAGGTTGCGGGCGATCAGCTCGAGCTTCACGCCGGTCTGGAAGGCCAGTTCCGACTCGACCGGGTTCAGTTCCCCGCCCACGTTCAGGCCGCCAAGCTGCTGCGACGCGCCCTCAGCCGTGTAGGACACCACGACGGACTCCTGCACGATCTGAGTCACGTTCGTGATCTGCGAGCGCTGCACGCCGTCGTGGTCGGGCGCGTCCGCCCCCTCAAGGCGCGACCGGTCGGTGTTGTGCGGCGGCACCTGGTACTGCTGCCCCACGGCGAACTCGGTGGAGCGCACGGGGCGGTAGGCGTTCACGCCCCCGATCAGTTGCAGGAAGGTGTTGGGACGCTGCCCCTTCTCGAACAGTTCGCCGATGAAGTTGGGCAGGTCGTACGTCAGCCAGTTGGTATCAGGCATGGGTCACCCCTTCTTCCGTAGCTCGTTGATCCGCGACTGGATGTGCACGCGCTCCGCGCGGGTGCGCGCGCTGGCAAGCTGCCTCTCCAGGTCGGCTAGGGCCGTGGCCTTGGAGGTCAGCCAACCGGCGGCGCCGGACGCGGGCGGCGTGCCCGTCTGCGGCTTCTGCTGCTCCGTGGCGAGGATGGGATGGTCGGCGATCAGCGCGTCCACGTCCACGGTCCCGTCCTCGCCCAGGTACTTCTCCGGGTTCTGCTCGATCTTGTACAGGGCGTAGTCCGGGTCGCTGACGCGGCCGGCGATCGCTGCCTTCCGCTCGGCCAGGGCGCGCGCCTTCTCAGCCGCCTCCGCCTTGGCCCTCCACTCTTCCGCTTCGCGCTTGGCGCGCTCCGCGGCGTCCAACTTCGCCTTCTCCGCCTCGGCCGCGATCTCCTGCTCCACTTCCCTGCGGATGCTGTCGCGCATCTTGGCGAGTCGGCGAGCGACCATCGCGTTCACCTCGTCCGCCGTGTACACCTTCGGCGGCCTCGGCGTGGGCGTGGTCGCGTCCCCGCTACCGGCTCCGTCCTGGGCCGGGTTCGTCTCCTGCGGGTCGGGCTGCTGCTTGTCGTCCTGCGGCATGATGCCTCCTCCCGGTACTTGCTAAGGCGCCCCGGTTGGCGCCACGTGGTTAGCGGGCGGCGTAGATCGCGGAGCGGGTGGGGGGCCGGTAGACGGTCCCGACGCCGCGCCGCGTGCGCTCCAAGTCCTCCTCGGTCACGTCCCGGTGGTAGGCCAGCGCGTGACCGCAGTTCAGCCACTCGCCCGGGTCGGGCACGGCGTCCCAATCGCGGGGGCCGTACACCTGCGCGCCCGCGTTCGCGCCGCCGGGGAGCGTGAAGTGGTCCTCCTCGGGGATCACGACCCCCTCCAGGGCGTCGTGATGGTCACGGTGCTCAGTGCGGGGCCACGCGCGAACCCACTCCTTCCACGCGGCCTCCGCCAGCGTCGCCAGGTGCTCGCCGGCGTCGTCCTGGCCCGTCCAGACCGACGACTCGCCCGCCTTGACGATGTGCTGCCGTAGCTCGGCCACCGTCGGCTCCCGCTCCGCTATCACGCGCACGCGGTTGGCGATCAGGTGCCCGTGCCGCATGGCGCGGTCCCGCCACGCGCGCACCTCACGCGGCGACATGTTCAGGGGGGCGCCGAGGATTGCGCCGTGCACCAGCCACCCGACCTGCACGCCGGTCACGTACGCGACGGCGAACACCTGGATGAGCAGGCGCATCGCGCCCTCGTCCAGTTCGGCCAGGGCGTCGAGGACGCGCGTCTGCACGTCACGCCGGACCCTGGGGAGAACGCGGTCTAGGGCGCGGCCGAGCGCGGGGAACTCACCGCGCCGCGCCACCGGCTACCCCTCCGCCCCGGCCGCGCCCGTGTCGTCCGCGGGGGCGCCGAGGATGCCGCCGAGGTCGGCGACGGTCACGCGCCGCTCCTGCCCCGCGATCCACTCCTCAACTTCCTTGTCGGACATGTGCGGGTAGTACGGGTGCACGGCTAGCACCGCGGCGCGAAGTGGGATGAGGCCG